AGTATTCTGGTGGCTATGAAGAAACTCAAGCTGAAAGAAGACGAAGATGGTAATAAAGTCACTGATGTTTTGGGTATCCGTAGTGGTTGTAAGATCATGAAAACTCGATACGCTAAACCTTTTGAAGACATTCAGATCCAGATTCCTTATGAAACTGGTATGAATCCTTATTCGGGCTTTTTTGATCTGATCGAAAAACGTGAGATGATTAAAAAAGAGGGCAACCGTTACACATACACAGACCTCAATGGAGAAGTACATAAGTACTACCGTAAGGAATGGAATAAAAACGAAAACGGCGTTATGGATCTGGTTATGAGTGAATTTTCAGCCAAGGAAAAACTCGTGGTACAGGAAAATATTGCCATTGAATCAGAGGAAGATATAACAGAATGAGTATCGACGTCGAAGTACTGAGTGAAGTATATACTATCCTAAAGCAATATATTCCTGCTAAGGATAGGCAAGAGGCAGCTGATAACTTATTGAGTGTCATGGTTGATATGTTGGGTGACCAAGAACTCAAAGAGTTCAGTGCCACTGATGCTGCTCTTAAACGAGCATTCAAGCAGTATGCAGAAGATGAAGATTTGGACGAATTTGACGACGATTACGACGAATAATGTGGTATAATCGTGTAATTAATGACCTGGCAGAAATTCCAGCATTTATCCATCATTATGAAACTGAATTAAATGTAGCCAAAGGCGAAATATTAATTCGTGGTAATGTTGAAAAAAATGTAAGTAATCTGCCAGGAATTACTGAACAGCGTTTCAATCAATTACAAGAGATTGAGGCGGTACTTAATTATTTGAACATACAGTTACGTAAAATACGCCGCAAACATTTTCAAAAATACTTGGAGGCATATGCCAGGGCACTGACCAGCCGTGATGCTGAGAAATATGTAGATGGTGAAGACGAAGTTATTGATTTCGAAACTATAATTAACGAAGTGGCCCTATTGCGCAACAAATGGTTAGGAATTATGAAAGGGATTGAAAGTAAAAACTTTATGCTAGGACATGTAGTAAGATTGCGAACTGCTGGCATGGAGGACATCATAGTATGATTGACTGGAAAGCTCGAGCAGATGAGTTGATTGAAGAATATGTCTTGTGTTGTCGTGCTAAACCATACGACAACACAGTTGATATACAGATAGAAAAAGATAACTGCGGTAAATGGGCCACCAATCTCGCTACACAAAGAAGTTGGGGTACTGAATTAGAAGTGGCCGAAGCTTGTTATCAATTGGAATCACGGTTAAAAAAACTTAAAGAAAAAGTAGTCATTGAGATATTAAAAAATGGATCAGTTTAAAAATGCTGAAGCAAGCCACCAGCATAGCTTGCGTACATTAACCGCCCTATATGAATACGACGATTTTATGGATAGCTTGAGTATAGTAGCTGACATGGGATCTGGTTCAGGTTTAGACATTGAATGGTGGGCCACTCGTGAAACTCGTGACGATACTCCAGAACCACACAATTACCTGTGCTACGCCGTAGATATAAATCAGAACATAGTAGAAGATCGAGTTAGGGATTTAGAAAACGTAAAGGTAATAACTGGATCTTTTGAAGAAAGGCGAACACCAAGAACGGTGGATTTAATTTGGTGTCATGACGCATTTCAGTACGCAAAAAATCCATTGCAGACTCTTAAAGTTTGGAATGAAACTATGAATACTGATGGTATGATGGTTATTACAGTTCCACAGTTTCAGAGTTATCAGTATAATCGCATGGTCACCCGCAGTGTTAATGGATGTTTCTTTCACTATAATGCTTGCAATCTAATTTACATGCTGGCAGTCAACGGTTTTGATTGTCGCGATAGTTATCTTCTTAAAGAAGCCAATGATCCTTGGTTGAGTGTGGCTGTTTATAAAAGTAAGGTCCCTCCAATGGATCCATCTACTACCAGCTGGCATGACTTGGCTGCCGCCGGACTATTAAATCCCAGCGTAATGGATTCGTTAAACAAGTATGGACACGTGAGACAAGAAGAATTAATATTTAAATGGTTCGATAAAGATTTCTATTTCGTTAAGGATTAACATGAAGATTGTGGTAATATCGGGTGGATTTGATCCCACACACACAGGGCATATCGATTACTTTTACGCCGCCAAGCAGCTGGGTGATATGTTGGTAGTTGGCGTAAACAGTGATGCCTGGTTGCAGCGCAAGAAGGGACGAGCATTTATGCCCATGACTGAACGTTTTAGTATTGTTAATGCAATGAAGCCAGTGGATCACACTATGGAGTTTGATGACAGTGATGGTTCAGCCTGTGCTCTGCTGGAACATGTCAAGCGAGTATATCCAGATGACGAGGTTATCTTTGCCAACGGCGGAGATCGTACTAAAGATAACATTCCTGAAATGTCAGTTACAGGTGTGTCTTTTGCCTTTGGTGTAGGTGGTGAGTATAAACGCAACAGTAGCAGTTGGATACTGGAAGAATGGAAGGCACCCCGGACTGAACGTGTCTGGGGGTATTATCGCGTATTACATGAGGTTCCTGGCATGAAAGTTAAAGAACTCACTGTGGAACCCGGTCAGAGTCTCAGTATGCAACAACACAATCATCGTGCTGAATACTGGATGGTGTCTGAGGGCTCCTGTGTGGTAAACAGCCGGCTGGACAGTGGGTACAAAATGCCACCTCGGAAACTGACTCGACACCAGGAATTCCGGATACTCGTAACTGAATGGCATCAGCTGACCAACCCATTTGATGTTCCCTGTAAAATTGTAGAAATACAATACGGGCACAAGTGCATCGAAGAAGATATCCAACGACTGTAATAAATACCTGATGAGATACTTAATTAACATAGTTGAAGACTACGGTCTCCCCACACCCGCTGAGCTAAATGCTTTTAAATCAGTAATTGCTGCTAAAATTAAAAAATTACCAGCTGACGACAATACTGCAAGGACTCTTAAAGAAATTGAAGAGCTGTTGCAACACGTCCACGCCGGCGGTCGAATGGGCATGATCAACGGGCAATTACATGAAATTAATGATCCAGCTGTCATGGCATCACAAAAGCGACTCGCGCAGTACATTGCCGGTATGGAAGTATCACCAGATGATCGTGCTGAATTGTTTTCATTATGGAAGGCAGATAAGCTAGTCAATATTGGTGCATTATTGTCCAAGAAGAATAAAACATTTGCTGATATTTTTACACAATATGGTAAAAACACCGCCATCACTGAATTAGTTGATGATGTTATGGCTGAGACAGCATTGGGTCAAGGCAAGGGTGAATTTGGCTTAAACGTGCTGAGCAAGTCAGTATCTAAGCCTGGAAAACTTGTCGGGGCTTCCCCAAAAGAGGAATCAGTTGAGGGCAAGGGAGACTTGCTTATCAAATATAACGGCAAGTGGCGCAAAATTGAAGTCAAAACAACACACAGTGGCGGTGCTCGATTTGGTGACCAGGAAGTCCGTCCCGCTGAAGGATATGATTCACAAGCGGCAGATTTAAACAGATTTGTCATGACAGATAAAGCAGTGGCGTCCCAAGTGTTCCCCAAGGGCGTGCCAGATTATGGTATCAATTTAAATAAAGCTATTGACTATTACCAATTAGCCCCACAGAAAGTTAAGGACGAGTTTTCTAATAAAGTAAGTGCTATTATTACTACGATTTTTGGTGGCAAAACTGCCGACAAAGCCGCAGTTAAAAAAATCATGTCTGCCTTTAAGGCTGGCGATAAGAATACTGCTATACAAATGTACGCCCAGACCAGTTTCAATTTCTATATGGGAAAGAAGGATGACGAAGGCGTTTTGGCGATAAATCTGAATACGCAGTCTTTTATATTTTATAGTTCAGCTGATGATTTGACAAAAGAAAATATGCGTTTTAATTCTGACACTATCTATTTGACTGCAAAAGATGTTGTCCGTGGAGCATACCCACAGATGTCGGTGGTACCAACTACATTTGGCGCCAATGCCAGAGCCGCTGCCGAAAAACGGGCCGCCAAAGAACGTGAAAAGTGGGCAAAAACCAATCCTGATCTACCAGTGGCTCCACGACGAACGTCACAGGCCGCACTAGGCGAACTGTATTACAACTGGTCCAAAGATATTGCTGCTCGACGTGGTATAACCAACAAAAATAAAATTCTTGCAATATCTGAAAAAATTCAGGAAATCATGAAGTCTGGATATACTGAAGACCCCAAAGTTGCTATTCGCGCACTAATAAAATTCTTTCCAGAATTAGCACCGCCCAGGGCGGCACCGGCCCCAACAGCAAGGCCAGCGGCTCCGCCACCGAAACAACCAGTGGCTGCCAAACCAGCACCAACTGCACCAACTGTACCAAATTCACCACAACAACCAGTGAATTCGTTGGACGACCAACCGGACAGTACCAATAACATTGGTAGACAGCGCAGATAATTAATTGACACCTAATTCCCTTTAATATATAATACATATATTGCTCCTGTAGCTCAGTGGTTAGAGCAGAGGACTCATAATCCTTTGGTCCTTGGTTCAAATCCAAGTGGGAGCACCAACAATCTGGCGTTAGTTCAACGGATAGAACATAGAGCTTCTACCTCTAGAATGTGGGTTCGATTCCTGCACGCCGGACCAACTTCGGGTGATATATGTTAGAATGTTTAATTTTAGGTGACAGCATTGCAGTAGGTACACATCAGTTTATGCCCCAATGTGCGGCATACGCAAAAGGTGGCTGGAATACCTGGCAATGGAATCGTGAATATCTTAAAAATGATTTGACTGCCAACGTAGTTATTATCAGTTTGGGTAGTAATGATCATAAGCATATCAACACTGAAAAAGAACTAGTGGCTCTGAGAGCCAAAGTAAAGGCCAAACGAGTGTATTGGGTACTACCAGCTGGTAATTTAAAAGCCAGTGAAGTAAATATACAATGGATTCAGGCACTGGTTCGCGACATTGCCTACAAAAATGGTGATATAGTGCTGCCTATTAATGGATTACAAAAAGATGGAATCCATCCCAGCTGGAGTGGTTATCGAGATATTGCAGCCAAAGCCAAATAAAATTATCCATATTATGACAGAAGAATTTTTTAGCAACGGAAGATATGCATTAGTTGATGTTCTTTACAAAAATATTTGGTTTAATACTTACGACAAAGATATATGTCATAGAATAAAACAAGTGTTTTGCTCTAAAATACAGACTTTGGTGTTTGATTTAACCACATTCCCCGAGTATTCGGATGCTTTAATCGATTCTTCAGTTTGTTTAAACTGGCAAATAATCGACGTCGACACAGTGCCATTGAATGTTGTATTAAAAAATAACAGAACTTTGTCTGAAACACATCATGCATCTATTCTCAACAGTCAGCTGGTCAATATTCCAAACGAATATCCATTGCCTGAAAACCGTTGTAAAGAATTGCAATATCAAATTTATTGTTATCACCACATCATAGTAAAATTTAAAAATATCAAATCTACTGATATTGGCGTTAATATTATTACCAGCTTGGATAAAATTTTTCAATCAGAAATACATATTGATATTATCAAAGATAAAATATATCAATTGGCAACGCAATATTTAAAAACTTATCCTCTATTAGCTGGTGAACTCTTGACCTTTTTAAATAAAAATTATGAATAATCTAATTTACTTACCACTAGATTGGCTTAAGATATATGATCCTTCATTGTGCTCCAATGATTATGCGCACAATCATTGGTTTAAAATGTACGATGTTAATTTATGGCCCAGCCATTTAACTTCTCGTGTACACAAATTAAAAACACCCTGGGATTTAGCACCAACTGTTTGTCCTATTCCAGATATTATACCAAATTTTGAATTACGATTTGATATAGTAATGGACGGCATTACTGCTAAATTTTGTGATTATATTAAAAGTAGCGGAAAAACACCTTACCTAAGCTGGAGCGGTGGTATAGATAGTACCAGCATTTTGGTTAGTTTATTAAAGGTAGGGGATGCTGACTTCTTGAAAAAATTAGTAGTTGTGTGTAATGAAAAATCTATAGTCGAAAATGCATTTTTTTACTATCATTTTATAAACAATAAAATTACCACACTCAGTATCGACGACGAATCTTTCAAGATAACCGCCGAGAACTATGATAAAATAGTGATCCTTGATGGTGAATCTGGTAACCAAATTATGGGATCTCCACATATAAATCATCTGGTAAAATCTGGCCGAAGAGATATTCTAAAACAACCTTGGAGATCTTTAAATTATAAAGATATAATACAAGGCGTCACTGAATTTCAGATGGAATTGATACAGGAATCCATTGACTGTTCTCCGATACCAATTGATAGCGTGGCAGATTTATCGTGGTGGGTCGCATTTAATTTTAAAATGGACGACGTATTATTAAGAAAGATGGCGCTGTATGTAGGTAATTTAACACCAGATCAGTCGGGTGATTTTTGGAATACTGGTATATTTCGTCATTATGCTCAACCCGAAATGCAACGCTGGAGTATGGCAACTAAAGATATTCGACATACTCAGTCAATATTAAAATATACACCAAAGAAGTACATATACGATTTCGACCAGAACGATCTTTGGTTTGCTTCTAAAACTGAACAAGGATCAAATTCTCATCGACACGTGGATAATTTATTTGGAAATTCGACTATTATTGCATTAGATAAAGATTGGAACAAATATTACATTTCAGATTCTGACACTAGGCAAAAATTGGGTCAAATTCTTGAAAAAATTTAACTATTTTGGATATTTCTCTTAACCGGAAGGGCAATAAAAAAAGTTGTTGACATTTGAAAGATTTTGTTTTACAGTGTAGATATTGAAGCTAAAACCAAGTAGTAAATGGGGGTGTGGTGAAATTGGCAAACACACTTGACTTAAGATCAAACGCCGTAAGGCTTGTCGGTTCAAGTCCGACCACCCCTACCAAAAATTTAAATCCTACCAAAAGGAACTGTATGAACGAAATCATAAGAGAAATATTGATCATCACGCAGGAGGAAGCTGCAGAGGTCATACAAGAGATAAGTAAAGTACAACGGTTCGGTTTGGATACTACACACAAGAGTGGCAAGACCAACCAGGCGGCACTGGAACAAGAGATAGGTGATTTTTTAGCAATGGTGGATTTATTGTTAAAAAACAACATCATAACAGAAGCAGGCCTGGCCGCAGCATCGGCTAGTAAGATTGCCAAGCTGCACCAGTGGAGTAACATTTTTGGTGAAACCAAACAATACAATGCTTGACAAGAAAGACTAAATAAATATATAATTACTTTAATATGAAAACAAACACTTTTAATCCTTCGCAAATATCGCACCAGCCCAAACTAGGCACATCAGCCTATTGGTCAGTATGCGCCTTTGCGTCTGCGATTAATAGTGATCGTACACCAGAGGTCTCCGTCAGGGTCCGTGGAGAACAGGATAGTTAAGCACACAAGCTAATATCTAAACTACACAGACCCTAGGCTAATCCCTAGGGTTTTTTCATTTTAGCAGTAAGTGGAGTAGGTAACGAGAACCGTGACACCACTATAATAAACGAAATGGGCGGACAGGATACATGAAATGCCGGGAGGTAACTGGCAGAGTAAGAAACCTGGGCAGGGTGTCGTCCCTGTCTATAGAGTGGCAACACTCTGTATAGTAAAGCACACTGATGAACACGGCGGAGCGAAGCGAACCGGGGCCTAACAGCCATCTTGTATGATACAACCCAGTGTGCTTTACTATATCCTCTGGAAGAAGATGCCGCGAGGCGGCTCCTGCGACGAGTAGTTGGGATGGTCCAACTACCAGAGAATTTCTTTTTATTGCCCGGTTAGCTGAAATGGATTAGCAGCGTCTTGATAAGGCGCAGATATTGGATCGTTACCAATACCGGGTACCAGATTTTATGGGCTGTTAGTGCTAATGGGAACACATCTGGTTTGCAACCAGAAATTGAGAGTTCGATTCTCTCACGGTCCACCATTTTTATCTGAGTATAGTGTAGTCCGGTAACATACCTGGTTTGGGACCAGGCGTCCAAGGTTCAAATCCTTGTACTCAGACCAATTTAGTTAAATAGATTTATGCGGGTATGATGTAAAGGTAACCTGATTCCTTGCCAAGGAATATTTGCGAGTTCGATTCTCGCTACCCGCTCCACAATATCTCTCTAGTGTTTAACGGCAGCACGACGGTCTCCAAAACCGCAAGACAAGGTTCGAATCCTTGGAGAGGTGCCAGTTTCGGGTTAGACGGCCAGGTTGTAGCGGCTACAGGGTCCGAAGTAAGCTAGTATGGATTGCCCTAGATTGAAATGTTAACAGAGTCTCCCCGGTTCGAGACAATCCAGCGAGTCCTAATCAGATAGCTGGGCACCCGAAAATCATCAGCTCTTATAGGTAAATGGTATACCGGCGCCATGGTAAGGCGTAATTCCAAGTTCGATCCTTGGTGAGAGCACCAATTGACAAATTACAAGTTATTAATATTTATCGTATGTATGTTCTTGATTTCATCGGATTAAATTCGTCTCTGGGGCCATCTTCGCTGTCAGGATGAAATACCATTAAACTCATATGAGAATTTGTAGTAAAAAACCGATGCACAGTATGTCGCTCTAGCAGAAACATTGTTCCAGTGGTCAATGCGTATTTGTCGCCAGTGGTTTCAGCAGTTCCAGAGCCACTTAATACTATTCCAATTCTATAACTGGGGTGTGTATGAAAAGTTTGATTAATTCCTGGTGGAAAGTACAAGTAGTTTAAACATGGGTCGCCATTTCTTGCAGGATGCACAAGATTACTGTTTGAACAACCGTCGATATATGACAAATTTCCAGGAATGGCTGCTGTGACCTTAATTATTGATTCTTCTGTTAGATGATTTCCTGGAGAATTTATCACTATCCCATGGCCACGCAATGTGACGCTATTATTCACAGCAGCCGCCAGGCACCCTGTAATTCTATCAGAATTTTGAAAACTTATTGTTCCTGACGACAACATAATAAACTTAGTACTAGCGCCATCGCTAATGATGTCAGCGTCCAGTGAAATTTTACTAATATTAACAATATGGCGGTCCAAAATAGTTATTTGTGGTTCTTCAATATATTTAAACATGCAGATATTTATAACCGTATAAAAAGTGCTAAATAAAATATATTAGGAGACATATATGTCAAAATTTGAACAAACATTTACTAGAACTTCTACCGATATCATGTGGCATGGTGACGGTTTGGACTCAGAACTATCTAACTCATTTTCGTACTATGTAAATGAAAATTATGTTGCTAATGGAAAATTACTTTCTAAAGTAATGACACTTTCTAATGATGGTTTAGTTTTAACTATAACTAGAATATTCAACACAGAACAAGACCGTACAGATTATCTATCAGATACTACTCGAGCATCTTACATCACGGCTCGCGATTCATACAATGCTACAAATAATATTGTTCATACTATGATTGAGCCAATGGGCGCAACTGGATAATCAACCAAAATTCCGACTATACATTACGAGAGTCAATGACATTGCCATTGACTCTTTCCTTTATCCCAGTCAATAGCACGTAATTGACAAATAAACCAATTTCGTGTTATACTATCAGTTCAAATGGAGAACTACATGCTAAACAAAATAACCAAAAGTCGTGGTCCTGAACTGGACACCAACAAATGTGTCAAGATGGTTGGTGGTAGTAAATTTGATCTTATTCTAATCGCCGCCGCCCGAGCACGAGAATTGGCTCAGATCCATCGTGCTGGTAATGATGTAGCAAGTCTACATGCACCAGTAACAGCATTGCTGGATGTACAGAAAGGTCTAGTGGGCCGTGAGTACCTACTCAAGGTCCGCAAGTAAGATGTACGTGTGTAGCTGAATGGTTAGGCCACGGATTGCAAATCCGTATCATGCAGGTTCGATCCCTGTCACGTACTCCATAAATTTCAATGGTAGACAGCACTTGGTTGTGCGGCGGGGCCTTATAATTCCCGGAGACTGGTCAGATGGGCTGGAACGGCAGGGTTCGAATCCCTGGTCTACTACCAAAAAATACGACGGTCTTTCGTTCAACGGATAGGATTCTTGGCTACGAACCAGGAGATGGAGGTTCGATTCCTTCAAGACCGGCCACAATTGACAGAAAATTCATTTAATTATATAATCATTTTTTAAGGAGTTAGATATGAAATCTAAACTGATCGTACCCAAACGTAACCCCTTCGTTTGTCTGGTACTTAAAAAGACAGGGGCAGGTAGTCACCGCAAGCCCAACAAGGCATTGCGTAAAGAAGCAAAGCAGAATAGTTATGCCTTCGAAGCTTTAAGGTGAAGCAACGGACTTTTAATCCGTAGAACTGGGATCACTGGCCCAGCGGGGGTACCATATTGAAACACATTGCGACGTTGTTCTAGACAGCACCCAAAAAGAGAGTAGTGTGTTTCAATATGGTAGTCTATACCATAAACACGAGGTGCCAAGGCTATGACAGATAATCCCTATTCTGTTATCCTCAAACTGGCGAAAAATACAAAGACGAATGGTCGTGTCAATGTATCCCAATCAAGGCCTGCAGACTCTCGTCCAACAATCAGAAGAGAATACTCCCCTTGTTTAGGGACCGGGGGCATATTGAAGCACATTTAGGTAGACTAGTCAACGTTTTGTCTTACCGGACAAGACCAAAGTGTGCTTCAATATGGTGATATAGTTCAGTTGGAAGAACGGCGCCTTCATACGGCGACGGTCGGGGGTTCGAATCCCTCTTTCACCACCAAGCAATGGGCAAGTGGCAGAGAGGCCGATTGCGTCAGTCTTGAAAACTGAAGGCCGGAAACGGTCCGTGAGTTCGAATCTCACCTTGCCCTCCATATTATGGAGAGAGAAAATGTACAAAGTATATTGGACCGCAGCAGACGGTTCCGCACGTAGTGAAGATTATGTAGAAATGGTAGCGGCCTTAACCGAAGCCAATCGCTTGCGTAATGAGGGCCGTGCCTATGTTGTTATGGCCAGCGAAAATCCCAACCAAGTGGGTCGGATGGGCGTGGATAGCGTACAAGATGGTAAACTACCAAGTGGTGAAGCATACACTTGGAAGATGCGAAGAACATAGCCCATCACTGAATTAGTGATGTTAAAAATTTAATGAAACTTTCCCTATTAACCACTCATGGTGAGATAGTATTAGATCTATTGGACAATCTGGATTTTGACAACGAATTTGTCAAGGACCGTCTAGTAGATCTACTTACTGGGCCAATGTAGTGTTAAGGCAATCATAATACTATA